TTGAAGTCTAAACCTATGTGTAATATTCCTGTGTTCTTGTTGTACTTCTCCACAATGTTTTTATCTCTACTAAAGTTGTAGTAAATCATTCCAGAATAGTTAACAAAGGTAGCTTCATATTCTTGTTGGAAGGTTCTAAGGTCTAGGTCTTGCTTTGCCTGTTCTATCTCGTCTTCACTTACTTGTTCGCCCTCTAGTGTGGTGTATTGAAAGCTTTTCCAGTCCTTGTTAGTTTCCCCCATCTTGTATAACTCATAAGACCAGTTCCCAAATCCTCTAGGACTACCACAGAATAACGCATGACCTTTTGTGTCTGACAATGTTGGTCTTAGCACCTCAAACCATGTTTCTTTACTTATATCCGCAAATTCGTCCATCACTAATCCGTGCAACCCTACACCTCTTAGTGAATTTTCGTTATCGCTTCCCCTAAGTGTTATCTGGCTATTGTTCTTGAGTGTAATAGTCAAATCGCTGTGGTTTATGCTCTTTACCCACTTGTGCTGTATCATCTTTTCTTTAAGAACACCCCAACATATCGCTTTAGCTTGTCTATAACTAGGTGCAACATACCAGACCTTTTTATTAGGTTGACTCGCAAACTTCGCTAATTCATTTATGGCTAGATATGTTTTACCGAACCTACGCCCTGTAATCAGAACCCTAAAACGTGAGTCATCTTTGATTACTTTCTTTTGTGGTGCTGTTAAGGGCATTAATCAGCCGACCACACTAGCGGTTCATCTAGTTCGCTTGTTTCTATCTTATCTTGCTGACCTAAAATATTCTTTCCTAGAAATATTTGCATAGTTACATTGCCCTTTTCAGCAGACTTCCATTGTAACTGTCTAAGACGCATTTTCATCTCACTACGTCCTTTTGTCAGAAATTCCGAATAACTCTTTTCTAATAAGTCTGGTGAAC